AGTCAGCCACGAAGCACTTGTTGAATGCCTCGGAGATTTGCTCCATCGTGATTACTTCTGCGCTCAATCCTGAACGATTTGTCTGCGATGCTGTCCAAATAGGACACTGAAACTCCGTTGAAAGGGCCCGCAGCTCTTCATAAATAGACTCCAGTTCGTTTCGTTTCTCTTTTCTCACCAGCACAGGCTTGAGGAGATCAGCATAGTCTACAATAATCAATCCTGGCTTTATGCCGCGCTTCACAAGGCGTGATAGATGTGCTCGGATTGTGTTGGTAGATGCCGACTTCGTAGGATACTCCTTGATAATCAGATTACCTTCAAAGTCTTTAATCTCTTCATATATCTCTTGTTTAAAATTCTTGATGTCCGAGAGGGGATAGCCGGTAATACAGCTATCGTAGCGGTTAGCGATCACTGTGTCCTGTAGCTCTAACGTATACTGAACTACAGTCTTGCCCTCGCGCAGTGCGGCTGCACCAAGGTGAACCAGCACCATACTTTTACCTGCGCCAGTCGGAGCAATCACAACTCCCAACTCGCTCTTGCCTAGGCCACCGCCTACAATCGCATCAATGTCTTTCCATCCGGTTGTGATCGGATTTCTGTGCTTTGGCATAAACCGTTCTTCAAAATCAGCCATATAATCGTAGCCAAAGTTGTTCTCGGATCCAAGTTTAAGCGAGTCATTGATGACCTTAGAGATCTCATCGAACGAGCATGTCTGAAGCAACCCAACAGACTTCATCATCGCCTCTTTAAGGTTCTGCTTGCGACAGAAGTCTAGCGACGTTTCCTTAATGTAGTCATTGTCTTGAAGCTCGCGAGTGTGGATGCGTGCGAAATACTCTCGCACTTGCCTCTGTGTAACCTCGTCTTCACTCTCAAGCTCAGTTCGCACAATCGTCATCATCGCATCCAAAGATGGATGAGTGCTATACTTTGCTCTATATGTCACAATCTTTCGTAGAAAAACTTGAAGATATTCAAGCTCTAAAAAGTTAATGTCCAGCACCTCTGTGATCTGATCCGCGAACGGTCTGTCCTCAAAGATTAGCTGAACAAGCCCTTCTTGGAAGGTTTTTCCATACCTCCCGAAGTTTGCTTTTTCTGCGATCATTAATGCCCTCTGTATGTCTTGTAATTATAGCCGATCCTCCCTGAATGTCAAGGTAAGATCAAATTTTATTCGCTTGCGCCGTCAACGCATTCGTAGTTGATCTTGTTTAACTGTGACTTAAGATCTTCCCAATTTAACTCACCAAATCCGTCTTCGCGCATCATGCGAATTAGCTCTGTCCTGTTGAAATCACACTCGAAATTCTCCACTGCTTCTTGCGTAAACTGCTTTGCCTGAACAGACATTTGGGGCGCATAGAGTTGCATCATTTTATAGTTATGTTCCACCAACTTTTTATTCTCGATCACGGTGTCGTAAAATTTAACGCGCGATCCTTTAGCGCTCTTGACGCAGTAGTCTATAACCTCTGGGATTGTACAATCTCTATTCTCGCTTAGAAACGGCAGCCGCTTTTGGATCGTCTTCAATCCTGCACCTTTGATCCCTGGTAGGTTGTCAGATGCATCGCCGGCCATTGCGCGAGCTAGTGCCATATTGCGAGGGTGAACCCCCACTGTCTCCACGATGCGCTTAGCGTTAAGCATCTCGTTCACAGTGGGGCGCCACAAAATAGTCTCATCATCACATAGCTGCATGAAATCCTTATCGTTTGACACAATAATCTTTTGCCAGCCATCGTAGTATTTCATTTGTGTTACATATGAAATGATATCATCAGCCTCAATCTGCTCAATCAGCACTTGAATGATCGGCATCTCGTTCATATACTCGATAATGCGCTTCTGCTGCCACATTTTGTTGGCTAGCTCCTCGTCTTCCGTCAAGTTGCGGATAGCGCGGTTAAGGCGAATAGGCTTCCTGCCTGCCTTGTAGTTCTTGTCCATAGTCTTGCGCTTGCGGGAGCCATCAGGACCATCCCACGCAATGATAATATTATCGGGCTTCGTCTCCCGAGCTAGCTTCTGGAGGATTTTGATAAAACCCTTCAGTCCTCCGATCGGCTGTCCATTAGTTGACAGTGACGGGTCCACAATATAGGCCCGTAGGTATGCGTTTAACGCATCGATAATTAATACTCTTTTCAAAATAAAACCCCCTCAAGTCATATACATTATAACTTATTGAGGGGGCCTACGTCAAGCGTTTTTTTAGAATCTGATAACAACGGTCCAACGACCGGCGATATGATTCCACTTCCACATAAGATGTGGCCTGTGATGGGTCATCACCCAGTGGCCACGATAAAAATATACCGAGTGGCTAGTGCGGGCCTTCGATGGGCGAACGGGCTTTTTCACGCTATATTGGTGATGCCGATGCGTAACATGTTTGTGTGGCACAGGCTTCTTGTGTGCGTGATGCTTGTGCGGTACCGCCTTCTTGGCATCGGCAACGTTGAGCTGTGTTGCCAGCAGCAGTGCTGTAATTAATGAAGTCATGACTTCTCCTTGTGTGGTACTGTTAAATCTTCTGGTTCTGTATAGAAAGCATCGGCGCTTCCTTCGCGTTTATCAAACTTCTGAATAATCTCTTCATCCATTAGACGCAGAACCCTCTCTTTAAATTCATTATCAGTTGTAATTAGTTGTGTCCACTTTGATGGTTGGAACTTCTTTTCGTAGTCGTCCAACTTTAACGTATACCACGCACCCGCAGAAGTCAGATGCCCAGATGACTTGATCGCATCAAACCAACTCTCCTCATCTCGGATGCCAATCTCGTTACCCCAGAGGATACGGAAGGCGCAGGATCTACCCTGAGTTCCAAAGCGAGACTTCTCAAGCTTGATCTTGACCTCCGATCCAATGCGGAACCCCTTCTCGTCTGTAACGAAAGAAGACTTAGCCTTGCGCCCAGTCAGCCAGATGCGCAAAGAATAAGCATAGTGCATAGCCTTTCCGCCTGGGGTGATGAAGGGCGTAGTCATCGCGACAATACGCGCTGTCGGCCCCTGTGGGATGTTTGTCTTCAACTGGTTAAGCACGATGAAAGTCGCCTGCTTATCAGCAATAGGGATCGTCAACTTGGACATCCCCTTTGCGAGAATGCGCGCCTTCATTGCCATCGAAGATTGTGGATTAAAATCGCCTTCTACATCTGAGACAGCAGGCGTGAATGCCAACGAATCCCAAATTAAAACAAGCTTCTCGTCGGTAGCTCCTAGCAACTCCTCAATAGTTTCTAAGACAAACTCGACGGAGGATGCTTGAACATACATTAGACGGCTCAAATCGCACCCTGCTTGCTCTAAAAAAGTTGGGTCGATTGCTGATTCAGAATCAAAATATACAACCAATTTTCCTTGTTTCTGGGCGTTTGCTGCGATCTGTGCAGCCATATAAGATTTGCCTGTGGATTCTAGTCCCGCAATTTCAGTTACTTTACCAACAGGGATGCCTGCGCGTCGACCCTTACAGATAATAGAGTCAAGCCAGCGCGAGCCAGTTGGGATCCAATCTTTAACGGAGGTTGGATTGTCTCCGGTCAAGTCGTGCGCGACATTCCGGCCGGCCTTCTTGTTTACTAATTTCATTAGGTCTTGCATTGCCACGCGACCTGCTTTCGTTTTCTTTGCCATAGAGCCCTCTTGTTAAAAATGGGGCAGACTTTTTACCGGTCTGCCAGCGGCTTGTTTATTATTTCGCCACTAGTGCAAGGCGCGTGCTCCACGTAGGCCTATTGACAACAGTGCGCTGTGCTTCGTTTGAGCAAAGTGCCCAAAGCGTCTCATCTGCTACAAAATCACCCCAACGATTGTTAAACACTGATGCAAAGTTGCTTTGATAACGAGCCTCAATCTGATCGAGCACCTGCTTTCCGCATGCAAGCCAAATCGCCTTTAGTTCTGCGATTGTATATTCGGCTACTAGCTTTCCATCTTCTGGACGAAAGGCGTGATTAAGAACCGAATAACATACAGTGTTTAGCAACTCTTTTGTGAGAGCGTATTCGGTTGATTCCGCATCCTTAAAGGTATAGTTGCAGAACGGCGCTGGGCCCTTCTTAGTGTCCTTGGTAATAATCGCGTAGGTGTTCACGCCAGCGCCCAAGATAGTGCGCATCTCGGACTGCACAAAATCTGCAAACTCAAGAATAATATCAATGTGTTCCGAAGCACTGTTCAGGAGAACACCCTTATCTTCATGAATCCAAAACTTGTTGAGTGCTTCGCGGCCCTTCTTTGGCCAAGAACTGATGTCTCCCAAGCCAGCACCTGTAACGTACAGACTAGGAAGCACCGTACCAAGCAAACAAGTTACTTGTCCGACTCCCAGTTCGTTTGGCACCTTCTCGCCGGTCGGAAGCTTTTGATTCTCCTTCCAACCAATGTGGGTCTCGTCGCAGTAGCTAAGGTTGCCCTTGGCCACGTCAAAGCCGCCAAGAATGTTAATTTCGCTCTTGGACTTCTGCGGCTGGACCGCGTTGGCTGCACTCGCAACACCCCGGATCTCATCTTTTGACAAGAAAGCGGTGTTTTCAACCAAATGCAAAGTATATGTCTTGTTACTAGCATCTTCATCGTGATTAATAGCGCTATCAGTGCGATCTGCTGAGTGCTGACCATCATAGTGGCCGGCCAGATAGCTGTCAAAAGCCATACTAACGTACCAGCCAGTAGGGCTGTCCTCGTCTTCATAGATTCTTAGCGAATCGGCATCAATAACGGCGCGCATTCCGCGACACTTGATAGCAAACAGGGGATCATTAAGATAACTGTTGAAAATCGCTTTGGGGATCTTTCCAGTATCATCCACATCGCGAGGGTTAGGGCCCTTGGGTATATCACATAGCGGATGCTCTGTGTCTGGGCGTGTAAATACGGTATAAAATCGGGCTCCGTTTGGCAGTGTATCATCTGCAATAGAAGTGGGTCCCGAAACCGGAAACTTGATTGTGTTTGTCATTTTTTTCTCTTTTGTGTTTGTGCTGCCTCTGGTCCCTCTATGGACCGCAGCGGTTGTTAAAAGCGGCAGACTTTTTACCGGTCTGCCAGCGGCTTGTTGTTTTACTCGACGGCGACTGCGGTGTCTTCGCCAGTGTCTTCATCAGCGTCTCCGCAGCCACTCATAAGAGCGCATGCGGCGATTAGTACAACGTACTTCATAATCCCTCCTTTGGAAAAATGTGGCAGAGTATTTCAACCCGCTCTGCCATCGGTAATAGACTCACCTAGTTACTATTAGCCTGTCATCAATTCATCAAACGCACGGTCTACATCACTCTTACCATTGGTGGCGCCGTACTTGGCTGTCTCAGAAGAGCGACTTTCTGCGGAAGAACTTCCCGAAAGCTGCTCATCGAGGATTGCGTCGACCTGGGCGGGACTAAGACGATCGAATAGACCATCAAAATCAGGCATGCGATCGAGGAGGGCGGGGATCGCTTCGCTGTCTGCCAGGAGGGTGGACGTGTTTCGACGCATCTTTAGGTTTGTCTGAGGATACGCTCCAGGCTTAGTGGGCTTGGTATAAGTAAGGGTAATGTCCGTACCCTCCTTGATATCAGTGATATCACCATACTCGGGATCCAAGATGTACCCCAAGAGAAGCTCGTAAGCCTGCTTTCCGTAGCCGTAGACCTTGATGCCCTCGTCTTCGCGACCACGGATAACAACGGGCGAGAAATAGCGAGTGCGCACAAAGAGACTCTTCGCGAGCTTCTTGCTCTCCTCATCGTTGTTGTCAACTCCCTCGCGCCAAAGCGAAGAAGCAAATTCACACACGGGGCAGTGCTCGCCAAAGTTGCGCTTTGGACAGAGGATACCTCCGCGATGCTCGCCCACATTATAGTGGAAGAACATTTCCTTCAACGGATCGCCATCATTGGTCGGCACGATCCGAATATCTGTATCGCCCTCATCTGGCTTGAACCAGGGTGAGTTTGCATCCTTATTTCCTTCGCCGCGAAGGGATGCGAGCTTCTGCCGCATCAGTTCCATATTAATTCCCATTTTATTTTCTCCTGTTTGTTGGGTAAAGTAAATCAAGCTTTCCTTGATTTCTATTGTAGAACACTCAACGTAGCTTGTCAAGTGTATTGTTGTATTGCATTAGTGTGGGCAACGCAAAGCCCAAAATCTTGATGATCTGTTTCATATATTGCATAAGAGACTCTACGAAATGTGTTGCGAGGTTTCTCCTTTAACATGTCAACAATTTTCTTATGCAATCCTCCTTCTTTTTCTAATCTGTCTTTGTTGATACATAGATAATAACACAGGTCACGCTCCATGTCAAGCTCGTAAAGCCATTTTTCTTCTAAACTTTTCGGATCCAAAAGACCATAAGTTCTAATCCGATTAATCTCTAAAGGCTTTGCGGTCATTCCAATTTCTGGCTCTGCGTGAGTAAAGTAATTTACATAATGAACAGTTGAAAAAATTGAATCATTAATTTTATCATAATATGTTTTAATGGGGATGTCGCCTATTGATTTTTCAATCATAACATTTGAAATAAGAGTAAATGAGTTTAATAGCGCCGATCTAGCGTATTCCTGCAGAACACTAAATACAATCTTGTCTAGCATTTTTGGAACACCGGTCATCAGCTCTGAATCGGGCTGGATGTAGAATACATCTATCTTTTTATCTTTAAGCTGCTCAAAAATCCCAAGTGAGTAATTGGAACTAAACGAAGAACCCATTATAAAGAATTGTATATGATCGTCAATTTCAGAAAAAAACTTTCTGACATCGGGAATATTATTTTCATATTCTTCAGCGGATTCGTAAGATTTAAGCCTAAATTTATATTTTGAGTTTCTTTGAACATGATCGTTCATAACATAGACATTATAATTTTTTGTCTGCTTAAATTTTTCAGCAATTCTGGTGCCGGCTGTGCCTAGTCCCACGATTGAAATCATAACTTTATCTCATTCAGGTTATAATAATCTTTTCCAGCTCTGAGATTTGCAAGATAGCCGTCCTCAAAAACATCTCTCAACCCAATAACCATATCTCTGTCATGATCAGAATAATCAATCACAATTTCATCATGAACAATGTGAGAGATAAAAGATTTTTTACCCTCAAGCATCTTATCAATGATAACTGCCTTTTGCAATACACGATCAGCAGTGGTGCTTTGAATAAGGTAATTTAGTGCTTTACGCGGCTGTACTTTGATTTTGCGGCCATATGGAGTATGAACATAGCTATCTTTGTAATAAGTTTCAAGAACTTTTTCACGATCATAATAATTTGAATCAATATCGTTTGATTCTGGATTATATAACCATGCGAAGAAAAAGAGCTTTGCTTCCTCGCGAGTCATCTCTAAATCGTTTATAACATTCTGTATGTTCCATTCGTGAACATCGTACTCTGGTTGCTCCTGGCCACACAAATCTAACAACGTGCGAATTTCAGCACCATTATAATCAAAGCTCATCATTAAGTCATTATGGGGCTTTATTATACGCCTCAAATCTTTTTGCAAATTTAAAATTGGAAAAGAGCCTGGATGCGTTGCAAGGCGGCCGGTAATTGTTCCAAACATGTTGTAATCAATTGTTTTGTAGTTCTTCATCAGTTCTTGAATTTTCTGCCGATTCATTGAAGAATAAAATAGGTGCTTACAATCTTCGCTATTCAAATTCAAGCGCTGATACCTAATCTTGTGAAGCAGCCTATACACAGCGCTTAAGTGATCATAGTTTTCTGGCTTATCGTATGTCTGAAAAACGTGTGCAGTTACTTTATTTTTAATCTCGCAAAAGCGCACAAGGAAATCATGAGGAATCAGATCAAACACACAATGATCCATCATGTTAACCTTTGCAATTTCAAAAGACTTAAGGTAAGCTTTCATTTTTCTTTGGACGGCCTGAAGTTCATTACACAAATCTTCTGGGCAGCAATCGGCAATATTGCGCCCTCCAGCATGGATCCAGGCATACTCCACCGAGGGGTCTGTAATTGATGCGCTATAGCGCCACGTTCTTGTTAGGTTTTCTGGAAAATCCTCAAACGACAGCTTGCCGTCTGCGTAAATTCCAATGCATTCTGACTTGTCATCAAGTGCTTGAAATATCAATAACCACCCCCAGGCGAACTTGGAGTAGTCGGAACAACCTCTCCAGCGCGCACCTCTTCAGGCTCTTTCAGTACCTTGTTAATATAATAACTCATTGAGCCATTATAGTCAAATGGTAAATTCAAAATTCTTTCAAATGCCCACAAAGCAGTTCGGAGGCTGCGGGATTGATACACTTGCATGCAATCTTCAACTATTCTGTGTTTTTTTGCAGCGCTGTATTGTGACTCTTCTTCTGCAAATCTAAGTTTGAAATATAGCCTTAAAAAGAACTCTTCGCTATATTCTCTCGTTAGCATTTCAAGACCATACCTTCTTGATCTGCTAATCGTAACGCCAACTTTGCGACTATTCTTACACTGCCGCGGTACGGTATAGGCTTCCGCTCTAACCTTATTATACAGATTTAACAAATAACTTTTAAATTGAATATAATATTTTAGATGAGTATGTTTATAATAATTCTTCAAAAAAGGCTCTGTGCCGCCGGCGGCTGATATATTTACCCTGCGTATATATTCCTGCATGCCTGTAGAGTTAATATCCGCTACTAATCTCCATGGCGCGTTCCGATCGATCATAAAGCCGTAATCATTAGCTGCATTAACATAAAATTCCCAATTTGGGCTATTAACAAAAGTTTGATATTTGTTGTCATCATCTGAATGCTTAAATTCAGCTATTTCGATCGCCAAACCAGTACAATTAATCGGGCATTGACGACTTTTAATATATGCCGGTAATGTAAAGGGCATTCTTGATATTCCTTCACCGGTAAAAATAATATTTTGTAGACTTTCTATAAATATATTGAAATCTAATACAGTAATTCTCTCCTTTTCAAATCTCCGCACAAGAACGTTTGAAAACATCTCCCGGTATCGTTGGTATAAAACTTCCGGATTCTGATAGGCTTTAACTACTCGTAAGTTGCTTAAATATGGATCGTCACTTCTTATGAGCCCTATCGCGGCTCTTGCTTTAAATTGTGCGTTCATATCCTTGAAGGCGCTAACAACGAAATCCAGAGCAGCAATTCTTTGTCCGTTTGCCGAGCCGGCTGGAAGGCTTGAAATTTTTGTTTGATCCTGCAGCATTATTGGAAGAAAAAATCTATCGACTCGGCCATATAAGATCTTTTCAGCATAATTGAAGTCCACAATATGGTCTCCAAATTCAGACAGATCGCCATTATACACGATTCTCTTATAAAAAAGCTCTACCGTCGACTCGTCATTGCTTTCTACATAAAATTGGCTCATTTGTTGTTGTTTCCTATATATTAACTACACTTCTTGGGATCTTCTATTCCGCCATCGCCACACGATTCTTTTGTGGCCCCGCTCGAATCAACCTCATTTACCCACTTAGCGGTAATCTTAGTATTGGCTTCTCCCGCGCCAAATTCGTGCGCCGACCTAATAATCATATAATATCCACCAATACCATATTGAGTTAAGTTTAAAGGATCACAGGGTATTAAATTAGTAGTCGGAGCAAAGCTTTGTGGGTTAACAAAAATATAAGTTCCTGGAAATGTTTTCGGGAAGGCATACGCATCAATTTCAACATCGTATACAACGCGAAGCTGCTGGAGGCCATCGTAACCATCTTGTTCGAATCTAACCTCTTGTAACCCCGGCGTCTGTGTTTTTGACAGGGCAATATTTTTAACAATTCCCTTGTCTTTGCCAAGAACATAGTGCATTATACCTGCGGCCTCATCGGATGCGCGATCGCCTGTCATCTTTTCCATGGGCCTTATTCTGCCGGCAAAAAAGCTTAGATAATTTATTTGATTTTCAAATCCTAGATTTCCTCCATCATGCTGGCCTGAGATTCCTGAAATGTTTAAAATACTATTTTTCTTACTTTTTCTTGCCAGCCTTTCTAATCTACTAATAGATGTTCTGCCGATCTTGGCAAGTTCCACTATTTCGTCATAACGCGAGTGAGGGTTTTTATAAGACGATATGACCGATTGATTAACGGTGACCTTCTGCTTGACATTTGTGCTAAAGCAAGTATCGTCATTCAAGAAATTCCTTATTAACGAATTAAATAAATCGCGTAGGAAATTTGCAAGAGTATAAACTGTCTCTTCTTTCTTTGCAAGTTTGTCTGTTAAGAATTCAATGAAGTATTTTACTGAAATTGGCATATCTCCCATATTAAAGGTTCTAGTTCTGATATCGTCTGTTCTGCTAACAATCTCCAGGGGGCCCAAAACAAGTCTAAATTTTTTAAATTCTGCAGCTGTTCTTATGATTTCATTTGATTTATTCTGCATATCACAGGAATACGGCGCAGCATTTTTATACGTGATGCCGCCAATCATAGCTTCCGCGCCTTCACGTGTTTCCCAGTCACTTGGGATTGATTTCGCCCACTTGGACATGTCTTCAAAATAAGCTGTCATGTCGGCCAATATAACATCCACCAGATCGGAAACAAAAAAGAATGGAACGTCGGCCTTGTTGGGGTTGTTGACCGTTAGGGCGGCACGGATGGCCTGTTGATTGAGCGCCTCTCCTTCGTTTCTTTCTATATATGGCGTCAGGGCAGCTTCTACATCTAATTCTGCTTGAGTGCTTCTTTGTGCCGAGGTCTTGGGCGTCATTTTATCTCCACCTAGTTCGTAAAAAGGACCTTGGCTCATAAAATTTCTAATATCATCATACGGCATATCAATATAATATATGTTGTCTGTGTCCATTAAAGAGCCTATGAGTTGAGATATGCTAGTTCGTTTTTCTTCTGCTATATCTGCTTGAGCTGCCTTTTTTAAAGCTTTGATTGCTTCGTGCTTGCACTGTCTTTTATAGTTCTTATATGTCAATTTCCTCATAATTTGTTGTTTGGAAATGGTGGAATCTGTAAAAATATTATACAATGTCTGATCAAAATAATCATCTACAAAGGCCAAATAATTAATTTCAAAAGTCACCCGACCCTGTTCATCAAAATCAAAATTATGAACCGTGGGAACCAAATTCAATGTGACAAATGAATCATAAAGTGCGCTTTTTAATCCAGGCGTCATATGGTCTTTATTGCCCGCGGGAAACGCCCAGCCGACGACAGCTTTTAGTCTGAAGTTTAACTTTGCCAACTCTTTATTTTGGCTTTTCAGGCCGTAATTTTTACATTTATCGCCTGCCTTTCTGTTATTTGATGTCTTAAGCGCCAAATCAACATATTTGTACAGGCCGCCAGTTTCCCATGATACACGATCAACCATTAGTTCATCAAAACTATTTGCAAAAATCACCAATTTAGCTTTAATGCTCTTCTTTGCAGAGAAGGGGTTGGAGCCCTCATAGCTAAAAGTAAAATTTTGAATTCCAACGCCAAACCCTCTTCTTCTTTTGTTGGTCAGCATGTCAGTAATCTGTTTGCCTGATCCTGGATCAAACCGCAATTCCTCATTATTTGCAAAAGAGGAAAACTCTATTTTAGTCTCGGTTTCTTTTTTTCTTGCTTCGTCAAATTCAATTTTATAAAGAGAAATTTTAGGCTGTAATGTTGATATATCCCAGTTCTCTGCATTAAAAAGATAGTGATCGTGTTTATTGTTTGTCAGCCTGTTTAAGTACCCATAGGGATCAGCATCAATCATAATGCTAGCATTGGCCTTAGCCGTATCTCCTTTATAAGGTATTGCTTTTAAGCTGGGTTCATTATACTGTTGCTGGGCATTCCAAGCGGCCAAGTCAAGAACATTTGCTAACAAAAAACACTGCTCTCTGAAGATAATATTTTTTGTATACGTGCTGGTGGCCTGGAGTATTTTTCCTTTGAGGCTGTTGAGTTTTTCTAGTTGTTCTTTTGCCTTGTCGCGAACTTCGCTGGTGACGGATGGATTATCTTCATAATATTCCGCAATCTCTTTCATATCGGTCGCTTTTATGTATACATCTACATCGAGATTCAGTATGCATTTTACTTTTTTGCGAAGTTCCATCATGGCTGTTTTGGCGGCATAATAGGCATCTTCAAGTGCTTCAACGTTTTTCTCGCCTATGTAGCCGTTTCCGGTGGAATATGGAGATCCCTGGAATTCATTGTTGGCGCTGTTGGCTCCAGGGTCCAATCCGTCGATCGAGTGTTTATTACATACACCCATGGCCTGTCGGATTCTTACTGCGGTGGCGGGTCCGCTATCCCAGGCGGGGTTGTCGGTGAAATACTTAGTCCAAATATCGCCGACATCGGGGTAGTTGGTAGTGACGAAATAGGAATCGCCATAGCCATTGCGGCCGGAACCTTCTTTGAACACCCATTGGCTGAAGGATCCTCTCGTGGCGGTGACCCAATTGTACCCAATAAAAGAAGCATAGCGTACCCAGTTGCGGGATTTCGTCTTGTCTTTGAAATCCCAATTCGTATTCCACCAAGCCATGGTCTCAGGCTCTCGGAGAGTGCCCATAAAATATGTATTTCCAAGAAATGTGTGCCTAACAGTAGAAGCAGAGGTGCCTGGGCTAAAATCATTCCTCATCTGGGGGTCGCTCCAGGTCTGGTTCTTGCCGTACTGGTAGTCCACGGTGCCCTTGGCCGTATCGCCACCTGGGCGCAGTTCATTGTCAGAATCCCAGAGGACTTTATTGATGACATTCCATTTGCTATGCCACTGCACGATCCATTCAGGCTTCGCATCTTTCCACGCGTGGGGCTCTTTTACTTGGCCGTCTGGCTTTTTATCGTAAAATTTATTATACCAAAAATCATGGCATGCCATGGTGGAGATTCGTTTCATGAACCCATCAATCGAGGTCCCGAAGGTCTTCTCGGTCGGCCACTCTGGGCGAGATGCGCCAATGTTATTAGATAGCCATGGCTCAAACCACTGTTGTGGGTGCCAAGCCTTGGGCCGGTACTTTCGGCCATGGTGAGCGCCAGGGTTGTAGAAGTTCGCAGGAACCTTGTCCAGGGGAGAGACTACCAGCTCTGCCGCTGGTGTGCCTTTGATTTCCGCACCATAGTAGCCTTCGCCGACTGCGCTCTGTCCCATCATGAGGATTTTGTCGGCAGAGCCATGATTGGCCTTTATAATTGTTTTATATGCCGCCTCTAATTCGTCTTCGCCAACAGCACCTGGGGCCTGATACTTTGTTAGCGTATTGATATCGGGAATGGCGTCCATCTTCTCGGTCATGAGCGCCCAGTGCTGTTCGTAGAAGGCCTTGAATTTAGGCCATGGCATCTTCATATATTGCAGTTTGTCCCAAGTACTGCATTTTTTACACATTATCTCTTTGCCGCCGATCTGGCCACTAAAAGAAAATGTGGGTTGCGTCGTGAATCCAGCTGGCGCGGTGCGCTCAGCATCGAGGGCGGCAATTAGTTCATGGCTTTTCTTTTCAAATTCATCCCACGCCTTTATAAGCTCGATAGTGCATGGGATTATTTCTTTAGTAAGTTTATCATTAGCATCTACAAACGCTTGCTCTGCGTTTGTAAGATCCTCCATTGGAGAGGTGGCTGTGTCTATAATTGCTGGATTTTCATCGGAGGTGCTGTTGTCTCCATCATAATACGCCATTCTCTTATTACACCCTTAACATTCTTAAAATCTGTTGTATATTTGTCGGTATTTCAATAACATCTCCGTTATATACATTGGCCTCTGTTGGAATTCCATTATACCATGCGATTACCCACCAATATTGAACATCGTTATAATACTGGTGAGCTAGCTTATAAAATCTATCGCCATATTTCCAAATATGTGTCGCTGTGGTTATACTCATGCGATCGGATATAGTGGGGTGATTTAAGATCGGCGTCTCATAATGAACGATATTTTTCTTTCCTCTCCGAATAGGAGCATAAAATTCAGTATTGTTTGTAACTATTTTTGTGCCTGAATATCTTGGCATTTTCTATTCCTCATAAATTAAAGTTGCGCTGCTAGTATCGCCTTCTTCGGTCAGGCCAGGATCGGACAAATCAGGATCAATGTCCGGACGATCTCTCAAGGATAGTGCATCTTCCGCAGCAGCGGAGTCAGCACGGCGGTCGGCTCTGATTGCACGATTCATGGCCATGGAGGTTCGGGCTCCACTTGCCCTTGATTTTATGTTTTGGCCTAGATGTTTAGCGCGCCAGATGCCGACGCCGATGCCCTCAAGGGCCCCTTGAAATCTTGCCGCGGCATTTGCTTTAAGATTATTATTTGGCTCTTCTTCGCCTCTCTCTTCAGCCTTTTTAGCTTCTTCGATCGCATTATAGACACCGGCCTGCATCACTTGTTTTTGTGCGTTTGATAGCGCGTCACCAGATTTGCTGCCAGCCATATCTTGTCCATATGGGAAGGCCGCATTGCTAAAGTTGCCTTGCTCGTCCCAGCCGAGAGCATGCTCATGAATAATTGCAAAATCTAATGCGATCTCGATAAGCTTAGGCAAGATTACTCCGTCGCCAACTTCCAACACCCCCGCCTCGTCACTATCTAAATTATGATTAATTGATAAACTGGTGATGGCACCCAAAAGACCCAGCTCAGCGGAACTAAGCAGCTCCCCATATTTACCATATGCGAGGCCGTCCAGAAGAGAATTATCTTGTGCAAGATTCATTACACTTAATCTGCACAAGGGGGATTGTCCAATTGTTGTCGCATCGTTTACGTCTACATACACTGGATATAGAAACTTAGCAAGCGTACCAACTTTGGCAAGATTTTCATAAGCTTCGCTTTGGCTAGCTGCCGGCACCAAAAGTGTAATATTCATAGTTCTCGTGGTATTCTTAAACAACATGACTGGATCAGCACGACCATAAAGTACCTCAGAATTCCAATCAGAAGAATATGTCTCATTAAAAGCGGCTATAAAGGCTTTAAAGTATAATGTCCGACCAGAGGGCACATGTTTGAATCCAACTGACATACCTCTATTCCCGTATGCATCTGCGCCATCAACAAAGTAAGGCATAAATCCAGACTTGGCCTGACCACTCTGCGCAGTGTCATCTGCGGCTGCAGATCCTACACGTTCTAGTTTTGTTGAATCAAAACGAATGGAGGACTCGTCAAGCTCCATTACCGCACCGAGCCGATCAAGTTGGCTGTCACTAAAATCTTTTTCCCACCATTCTGCCATTTTCTATATCCTCCTTAACTTGCGCCGATAGCCTTACTTGCTTGTTTGCCTTGAGCCTCAACCACAAGACCCTCTAGGAAGTCTTTTGTTTGTTTTGGATTTAGGCTAATTGAGATTTTTTGCTCGCCGCCGCCGAAGAGGCCGCCGCCTCCACCGCCGCCTCCGCCGCCTTTGGAGGTCTTACCCGTTTCTTTCATTAATTTAGTAACCAGTAAAACTTTTATCATACTAACATCATTAATGGCGTCGGATATATTTTGGAAAGAATCTGCCATGGCATCGATATTACCAAGCTCAGAAAGACTATCAAACATGAAGGCCAGCGATACTGCAATTGCTGTCATTGCTACCCCTACCGCGATCATAGAGGCTGCCATGCCTACCATGAGCCCTTCAAGCACAACAAGGCCGGCTACAGCTAGCGGGTTCGCTAAACTTGATAACCCAAGAGATAATCCTATCATCGATAGCCCCATTATACCTAAAGCATAGGCGGTGGCCATGATCTGGGCCGGGGCCATTTTCGCAAACTGGGCTACTAAAACAGACATACCAAGGGCCGCTATAGCAATACCGGCGCCCAGCATCAAAGCTGCAGCGCCCATTGCAAGTAGACCACCAGCAGCCGCCGGAAGAACACCAGTATATACTGCAACACCCAAGACGATCATGAATGCCACAAAGGGTATCATCAGGATTGCGAGGGCCAATGCAGCCGAATTGGCTGCAGGGCCTAGGCCAGCAAAAGCATTAACTAAAACAGACATACCAAGGGCCGCTATAGCAATACCGCCGCCCATCATGAGCATTGCGGCGCCCACTGCAAGTATACCACCAGCAGCAGCCGTGGCGGCTTGCCCGAAGGCGCGGATGCCGCCGGCGCGGGTCACATCACCAGCTGCGGAAGCAGGCGCAAGGGCGGTCTTAGCGGCATCCTGGGTATTTTCCAAAGCCTGGGCTGCAGCTAGAGCCTTTTTGGTTGCAGCTGCAGCTCTCTGGGCTTTGATCCAGCCGGCCAGACCCTTGACTCCTGAGATTGCTGCGGCGCCTGCATCCCACAGTCCTTTTCCAAATCTAAGCAATGGGCCGGCCATGCCGATGACAGCTTGAGCAAATTTTAATCCTATAAACACTTTTGTCCAAAATACTATTTGGGGCCACTTTTCCTTGATCTGGGTGATGGCTGGGCGCACTCGTGTCTTTAAAACGTTAACAAATTCTATAATGCCATCCTTAATATCCATTAGGGGCCCCTTTCCTTTGCTGAATTCATCAAACATTTGATGAATAGAATCCAACAATCCGCCGTCCACAAGAGTTCTCATTATATCATCCAGGAACCCCTGAAACTTCTCTTGTAACGTTGCTTGCTCTGCTGCCTTTTGAGCCATCTCTTCATACTCTGAGGCTGTCTTGTTGGTCTCACCAGCGAGATCATCCATGTTTCCGCTCATCATTAGGGCTAAATCGCCAACACTTTCCAGGCCCATGGATTCAGCAAAAAACTTTCTCTGGTAGTATGACATATCATCGAAAGTCAAGCCGGCATCGTCCAGGGCCCCGCGTAATTGCTCAAATCTACCGACAGGATCCGTCTCCATCATCATGTCCATGGCATTAACAAAGTTTCCGCCTAGTGCTGCATTTAGCTGACCGGTCATTTCGGCGGCGCCTTCAAAAGTATCAAACTTGTCGGTCAAGTTTAACAGCTTTCCGATCTCCAGGCCTGTGATTTTGGCAACTCTTGCCATTTCTTTAAAGGCTCGCGGTGCTTCGGAGCCAAGCTTGGCTATCTGCGGGCCCATAGCATTAAAGTCGCTCATCATCTGATCAACGGGAACACCAACATTCATTGCAAAACTGGCCATCTCTAAGGCTACCTGATCGGCTTGTTCGGGAAGGCGCCCCATCATCTTTGTGGCAAACTGGAACGATTTACCTACCTCTTGGGCACTTACCCCCCATTTTGCCAACACAGATGTTGTTGCGGCCAATTGGTTTTGTGTTTGAGGAAGCAACATGGTAAAATCAGTCATAGTGCCATACAAGCCAACTGCTGCTTTTCCATATTCCTCTGTTGTTATCCAGAGGTGCGATACATCATCAGATGCATCTGCAAATTGTCGGGCCATTTGTCGATTCATACCGGTGGCCTTCATCATGCTTGATTCCATTTCATCAAGCGCAAAAATAGCATCCATTATGCCGCCGATAAAATTATCAAGGATTCCAACAGCAAAGCTCGCAAGCCCTGCAGCAGTTGCTGCGGCACCAGAGGACATCACGTCCCAAAACTTGCCCATTGCAGCTACGTTAAAAAATTTACTTTTCTTGAAAGGAAGAAGGGTGTTGGCTGCCTCTTTTCCAAAAGAACGCATCATGTCGGTCTGCTCTCTAATTTTGTCAGTGCCGGCTTCCAGTTTTTCGACGTTTTCTTCTGCGAGATCTACCTTTTTTTGTGCCGCCGCCAGGGCTTCGGCATCGGCGATGCCCATCGAGTTCTTTTCTTTCAGTTTCGCTTGGGCGATCTTAAGCTCTTGCTCAGCAATAAGCACCATCTGCTGAGCGCGCGCATTTCGGCCGATCTCGGTCTTTCCCAGTCCCTCAAGTTTTGCATGGTATTGTTGTAAAACTGCAAGCTCATCCTCCATGGAGGCGACATCTTTCTTGCCTTTCTTCTTGGGAGATCCGGGTGCGCCCGATTCGCCGGTGCCTGCGGTCTTCTTTCCAGACTTTGACGCCCCCTCGGCGCGCGCAAAACCTTTTTCTATTGCTTTTACAATGTCGTCAATACTGGCTGCCATTAAAAAACCCTCTTTTTAACAGTCTAAATTAAATAGTTTATATAAAAAAAAGACAAGGTGTTACTACTTTGCCTTTTTTCTAAATTGAGGAGGTAAGGGCGGCTGATTGTGCGCAGAAAGCGTTTGCGACTTGGATCCTCGATTCCCACGCTGAGCATCCTCTATGGCCTTATTTTCTGTCTCTAGTTGCTTAATCAGGCGCTTTGTAAACCATTTTCTTAATCCTATGGGCAGGTTATATGCCTCGCTAAAAGACCAGCCGCCAGCATACTTTAAAAAGAAAAACTGCTCATAAATGCTCTCCATATATTCATCGGTCAGGCCAAAAAAAGTCCGCTGTAAGCGGAACCTCCAGGTCTTGCTCATGATCGCACTCCTGGCAAATAAATACCTGTGTAAGATCAATATTTGGGGCCGCTAATTTATATGCCAATCTCAAATGGCGAGAATCCATTGACGGTATGTTGTTGACAACATAATTAATCGCTTCAGAAGTATTGTTATCATTAACGGAAACAATGAAATTTGATAACTGGCGCGTGACTCCGCGCTCATGAATCTTCTGTTGACGATCAGCCTTCATTCCCAGCATAAGATTCTTTTCGTCTTTGCCACATAAAAGCCTAAATGTGATCTTTAATTGTGTTTTCGGCAATATTGTGTTAAACGTGCCATCATCATTGCTGACAATATCGAGTTCAGACATATTGCCACCATTATAAACGCTAAACGAGTTCAAATCAAAGTAGCTTTCCTGAGATAGTTCGCATGCCGGGCACTGAATTTTCGTTCGATAATCATTTCCGTAGCCGCTAACCCTTATGGCGATCAAAAGCGCATTTCTATCTCCAACATAAAGACTATCAGGATTAATTCTCTTGTCTACAATCACGCTTTGAAGGAGCCGATCGATTGCGATTCCTTTCTTTAATAATGTCTTCGAAGTAAGGAGATCCTCTTCTTTTGCAGTCATTTGTCTAATCTCTATGCTGTCCTGCCCTCTAAGAGGGTGTCCATCCGGATAAAATAAGCCTTTTGAGGGAAGCTCAACGAATTCCGTTGGTACAACAAAAGAAAAGCCATTATCGTTACTTTGCGACTGCGGTTGTGTTAGCGCCGCAGGGGGACTTACATCAGGCTGACTTGCGCCTGTGCGTTCTTTATTTCTTGACAATATACACCTCTCGTTTTATTTGTCTTTTTAAATATTGAAGAATGAGCTTCCACCTTCGCCGGCAACAGCAGAAGATGTGCTCTGTGGGGTCTCTAATCTGGCCCAATCATACTTAAGGGTAACCGATACCTCTGTTAGATCGTCACCGCCATATTCTAAATCTCCATATTTAAGCTCTGTAATAAAGGAGTTCCAAAGCGTCCAAGTTTCCAGGGGGGCACCATCAGAATCGATCTGAGTAATAATTACGGTTCCAAGGGCGCCGGCGGCTTTAGCCTTTGACATGCTTGTTAAAGAATTAGAATCAGTGGGTGGAGAATAGCCCGCCACTTCTATCATCTCCGATAGGGTGGCAGCCATGTCTGGATCAACTGGGTCAACTAAAGTCAAAGAAACGTCCTGCCAGCTCACCGAGCCAGGATAATAAAATGTGTGATTTAAATATTTGTGTTCTGCGGCGGCAATCTGAAAAGAAGGTTTGGAGACAGTTTTGGCGTACCAAATTGCTGCTCCGCCGGCGGCAGCATTAATGCCCTGTATTTCTACTGTAAATCTAAATTTTCTTTTTGGATCTTTTAGCGCGGTATCTTCACCGAAATTTGTTGACCAGAATGCCATTTTGCGAAACTCCTATATGTGTTCTAAATTAAATAGTGGGGTGGGGGAAAATCCCCCGTCTTTTAGTCATCGAATGAAGCACCAGTGGATGCAATCACGAAGTCGATGGCAATATACTCGATAGCCCGAGCAGGCTTAATCATAATCTTGGCGTACATAATGTTTTGATCAATAAGATCTGGCGTTGTTGTACTTTCATCAAGGATTAATCTATAATCCGTGATACCAAACCGTGTCTTAACATTTGCCAAGAATGGCTCAATAAGAGACTTGAACCTATTCCAAGTAGCCTGAACATTCTGTTCAAAAAGTACCTGTGTGGAGAGGACAGAAATCTGCTTCTTGAGATAGATAACCAATCTTCTCACATTGATCCTGTCAAGAGCGCTTTGACGCTCCTGAAGTGTCTTTTGGCCGAAGAGGACAATTCCGCTAGAGGGGAAAGAGGCGATTGGATTAATGTTACTCTCATATAAAGTATCGCGATCCTTAGATGTTAATCTTTCAGTTACACCAGTAACTGCGATTCCAGCAGCTCCGTTAGTTAGGCCTCCGCGATTAAACCCGGCCGGCGCGAACCAAAGTTCTGACGCAGCCTGAGAACTCGCAAGAACACCCAAAACGGCGACACTGGGCGGAACCCAAAGCATCTGGCCAGTGCCCTCGTCCCGAGTCTGAACCCAGGGATAGAAGGCAGCGCCATAGCTAGAGTCGATATCTCTTTCTCTCAAAGCCTTTGCTGCCTGGACTGGCGTTGTGCCAATTCTAGCAGATTTAGTGGTCTTATACGACTCATGCGTTGGGATATATACGTCTGGAAGGTCAACGAGAGCCATGGCATCTGCTCTATCTTCGCAAACTCGGACAGCATGTGTCGTAAGCTCTTTAAGTGTTAATCCTGGCGTAATCAACATATTCATGTCAACATATTCAGGATCCGCAACCGTATCGATAGCCCGCTTCCAGGTGTAATACGCATAATCGTTTACTTCCGTGGAAGTGGAAGACATTCCAGCATTGTAGGTGGGATCTGGTTTCATCAAGTTCCAGCCATCCATACCGCCCCAGAAAGGTGCCGTAAATCTGTCATGCCCATCATCCAACAAGTCAGTAATAGAAGCAGTCGTCGCCGAAGACTCTTTGACACGTGAACCTGACTGATAATAATATCCATCGGATCCGCTGACAAGATCATCCAAGGAAAAGACGTAAGACCACGCGTCTACACCGTTTGCATTGCGCCAACCATCCGAAACTGGATCATCGGGGAAATCCTTATACAGCAGCCTGTTGACCTCATGAATGCCGGGTTGGCCGGCCTGAGAGGCACTCTGTTTGGTGGTCTGCATTCCAAAATAAGAATTCGTAGGATCAGAAATCCCACCATCAGATGCTGAGTTCCGAAGCCTTACAACGGGGAACAGCAACGAACCGGTTAAAAAGCCCGACTTCTCACTTGTGCCGGCGCCTTCGTAGTCGGTTCCCCCTGAAAGCCAGTTTGTGGCGCCCAGGACGGCAACATCTTTTTCGCCGCCAGCGCCATACGAGACAAGCGCGCCGCCAGTAACATAAGCGGTAGTTGCTACTGCGCCGCCTGCCTTTGAATCGCCGGTCGAACCCTCGGTTAATGAATAAGCGCCACTAACAAGGCCATAAACATCACTGAACTTAGGTGGTCCGAAATATCCGAAGGGGAGCAGAGCGGCATCTGTTGCGCCGGCCTCAACATCAGCGTTCATTTCAACATATACAAAGTTAGACTGGTTCTCATATTCTCCATACTGCTTGAGACGCTTGCTGGTTGTGTCCCACTTGTTATACTTATCGCCAATCCGCCTAGCTATGAAATTTACAGACGTGGGATCAAGATTTAGATTATCAAACCGCTCTAGAACTACAACATTGTTATCTGTATCATTAATGTTTCTTAATACAATCGAAAATGATCCATATTGAGTTGTGTTACTGGTGGGCTCTCTAACCTTTTCGATAGAGACTTTTACATTTCTGTTTAACCACTCTCCGTGGCCGCGGCCCTTTAGGCGAAACAACTTCTGCTTATTAAACGGCACATAGGAGGCTGGCGCGCCAAGATCTTGGCCGATGAACCAGCCGGCAATTGCCTCTCTCGATGCTTGCTTCATGTTGTGCAGGCCTGCTCCCGAAGAATTTTGAAGGGGCAATATAACTGCTTGAGAGCCTGTCAACATGCTCTTTCCGTCGACTCCGCCGTCTCTCAAAAATGCCTCAAATGTCTCACCAAGCCAGTATGCCTTTTCTGTTGCAGAAGGAAAGAAATCAGATGCATTTGTGTTTCCCACTTGCGGATTAGTGTTAAACTTCTTGCGGATATAGTTTTCTGATCCATCATCAAAGTTAAACTTAATCTTATCTTCTGCGACTCCTGAGCCACTAACCACGACTGTCCACAAGCTATCGCTACTTTGTCCGATAACAGCGCCCATTGATGCAGTTGCATTACTGGAGTGGCCCACCTCGCCATCGGTGAAGTTAAGACCGCCTCTAACATTGCCGCTCAAAGCAATAGTGCCGTTATCTAAATACCAAACAGCGGCTAGCCTACCCAGTCCACAGTCCGTCTTGCTAGCAGAGTTGAAGATCCACATACCATAGGCGCCACCATTAGAAAAGAAGTCAACATTTGCAGTATTAGTAGTCTTCCAGCCGGCATCGCCGCTGGAACCATCAGTAGTATAATTCTCTTGCCCTAACAAGCGAACGTATGTAAGAGGAGCCACGTTAGCTCTTAAGAAAGCTTTAGCCGCATATGTACCATACATAGGAGAAACATAGTTGCCATCGCGCCACACGTCGCCACTTCCGGCGCCAGGGACGGTATCTCCAAACATAGTAACAAACTCTGAATACGACTGAACCTTTACAGGCTGCATGGCCAATCCGCGACGGGATCGACCGATAACCACTGGGCCAATGGCTTCAGCGGATTTTGGAATAAAAGAGTTGTCTATTTCGTTAATAAACACTCCAGGAGATACAAACTTAAAACTTTTTACTGACATATTGCTTTCCTCTTATAAAAATCTCGCAAATGATAGTGCAATCATTAATTAAATAGTATTTTTAATCTCAAAAGGCGGTAAAAGCAACTTCAGGAAGTGATAAAAAAGAATTTTAAACTTAAATTGTTTTACCAAAAATATTTGGAGAGCCAGCAGGAGCTATTCTTTCTTGCGGAAATGATACTTCTACTGTGTTTTCATCAATCCTGACAATCGGTCGATCGTCGTTATCTCCCTCTCCAATTAAATATCCCAGAACATTAATTGTCACCTCAGTGGTAAACATCCTGAGATCTTCACCCAAATTGCTCACATTGTTGCTGTGTGAAAACCCCTGATCAATAAATGCCTCATATAGATGGCCGTTTCTCTTCATCGTAAAGGCATTAATTTGTCCCGTTCTAGCAATGAAAGGCTGTAAAAGTTCGTTCATTTGCTGCTGGTACTCTGTCTTGATCATGATCTTGTATGAAACATTTACGTATACGGGAATTGGGACAGATAGGCTCTGTATAACAACTTTCTTGTTAACTCTCGGATAGTGCCTTTGTTTTGTTCCGCCGGTTTCGGACTGGCCGCGGGTCGACGCCGCGACGGCAAAATTACGTGTTTTATCTTTAACCACTCTTTTGGCAATTACCCATCTTCCCGATCGGCCATTCCTGTCTTTTGAATAATAATGCGCCTGGAAGGATCCCTTCTTGGATGGATCTTTTGTCATTCCAGTTCTTTCAACGCTTATAAGGGGCAATTTGAGGGCGCCCGAATAATCTCGCAAAGATTGATCATTTTTAACTTGATATGAGCGTTCAGGTGTCTGCCACAAAACAGGAACTTTCGTAAATCCCTCATTTGTTCGAGACCTTAACTTTAAGTCCTCTTTTAGCCATGAAACCATGGCATAATCAATAGTCTCTATTGTTGAAGCGAGCATCCCAAGCTCTTTCAAAGTGCGGTCCGAAGATCCGGCCGGCAACATCGCAAAATCAAAATTATCAGGTAGCATCAAAAAGTCCCTTTCTTGCTCTCTTGCAAGTTGCTGCAATTTCAAATTCTCTAGTAGATTGACCAAATAATAATTTTGGTTCAGCTAATTTAACTATTTCATAATAATGATTACTGTACAAAATAAAGTCACCTTCTCGCACAAACAAGTCTTGATCTTCTGACAGCCTTCTTCTATGAAAGTGGACCTTGATCTCCCACATACGATCTATTCCTGCGCTTTCCAAATAATCCGTTTCATCAAGCATCCACTCTACTAAAGCATAAACTCTAACTGGGGGTAGGTACGTTTTTTCTATAGCTTCTCCGTATAAATCATGAAAATTGGTAGTTTCCATATCAATGGGATAATATAAAACCTGTTGACCAATAACCTTTTCGATTAATTCGTCATTTACCTGTTTTACTAGATCTCGTTCTTTTTTGCCAAGAAACAGTGGAGGTGGTGGATTTTCAGCTCGATCCCATTCATTTGCCATCTTTCATCATCCTACAAAAATTGGTAATGGAGAGTTTTTAAATGTTGTCGCGGTTGATTCTACCATTTCGCTCTCTCTCTTAGACAATTCAAGATACTCTGTCGAAGCTAACATCTCTATTAGACTAGTTTTTAGCTGATCTTGTTCCTCTTTCGCCTGAGAGAGTAACTCGGCATGATTTAGCGTAACGCTCTCACCAGGAATCGGCATTGTCGTAAATTTACCGCGTATTTGCCCCAGCATCTCCTTACACAAGGCTAGGGAATATTTTCGAATCCACTGTTTACCTATTGAGTTAATGTTCGCGTATGGAATGTTCTCATACGGTAATGTGTTCATATTATTAATGCCAAGTGTTCCATCGTGATAGCCATCAGGCTCTTCCCAGGCCGCATTTTCAACATAAAACCTGAACCAAATACGGTCTGCTTGCATTGACCAATAACTCGGCGTTGGATAAAGTCTTAATTTATTATTGATCAGCTCATAAGAATAATGTGAGGTTCTCGTATAGATAGAGTCCTCATACATGATCGCCTGCATCTTATTCTGCCAAGTTGGTATAATTTCAAACGTAGAGTCATCGGCGAACTGGCCATATGTTGAATAATTTCCTACAACACCAACACCCCCATAATAACCATAAAAACGCCACATCGCGCGCGGCGAAATGAAGTAAACCTTCGTTATAACAACCCTTTGATTATCATTAATCTTGCCCGAGTAACCCACTGCTTGGCCAGCATCATCAGATCCAGAAGATGATGCATCTTCAATTATCTTCTGCAAATCATAATCTTGAACATCCTCTGAAGGCGAAAAAGAGCCCGAATATTCGCTAATGGTGCCCCCCAAACCTCCAATTTGAGATAAGCCGTCTCCAACTTTTTTTGCAGAAGCCAGTTGAAATCTAGGGTATCTAAGTTGCACATTTGTGCCATTGGTGACCCCTGTTTCTGAGTTTATCTCACCATTGTGGTTAAATGTTCCTGTGGCCTGCCCTAAGACACTGGCCAATGAATTCTTGCCTTGGTGCATGTTAATGATGTACGAATATTCTAATACAGCCTCTTCATACGCTGCATATACATTGTCAACCGTTAATTCAATATCAACCACATCTCCACCAAGCTTTTTATAGACATAATCAACTTGATTAGCGGCGCCAGTAATAAAGTCCAATGATCCGGTATATATTCCAAACGGGCATGCCGTTTTAACAGTCTGGCCTGCTGCCGGTGTGGATGCGCCGGATGCCGGCAATATAATCGCACTAGTTTGAGACTGCGGATTCATGTTTGTGGGCATAAAAAGTCCTCCTCATGTAATTAGTTCTGACAAAACAAAACCCCCAGACAAGCTGGGGGCTGTTTTATAAAGATTAGCTTATTTTACGCAGATGCACTAGTTGTTTTCTTTTTTGGTGTTCTTTTTTTCTTAGTAGTCGACGTTTTCTTGCGAGGTGCCGCGGCTTTCTTCGCTTTCGGCCTCTCTATGGTCTTTGATATACTTGGGGGCGGAATCGGAGATATCTCCTGCACTGGCTCCACCTCTGTATGTGTTTCTGCCTCTGTGTGTATTTCTGCCTCTGTGTGTACTTCTGCCTCTGCGTGTTGTGTTTTTGTCTCTTGCTTCATCAATAACGTCATTCTTGGATGATTTGAGTGCTTGGAGGCAAATTTGCTTTTAGCAGAATTTAATCTTCTTTTCTTACCCATAAAAAACTCCTGTTTTGTGTAGTAACTAGTACAAAAAAGCAAAAATCTTAAAAAATTGCCGGGGAAAAAATTTGGCAGATCGTTATTTTTCAAAAAAAACCCCACTTCCCGAAAGAAGTGGGGCAGAATAATATAACTAATTAATTATTATTTATCAACCAGTAGATGTGATTCCACCATTGGCGCCAGAGTGTGTTATACACTGCCAAGTTGTTCCATCACTAATAACTTCAACTCTATCACCAACCACAGCGGTGCCTCCGACAAATGTAATTTTATCTGCTAAGGTAATTGCAGTTGGAGAAGCATCAACATGCACACCCTGCATTGTATCAGCCGTAGCTGCAACAATATCAATATCCTGAGAGCCGTGAGCATCAGTTAGGATAAATGTGCAATACCACCCAGCCAACGCGTTAGCTGGTAGTGTAATGTCATATGCGCCACTATCTGCGTTAATTGTAAACACTGTACCGGAATCACTTTCCGTTAATGTCTTAGCAGCAGTAATGTTAGTAACTCTTTTCTTCATACCAATAAGTGCAGTTCCTGCACCAAGCTCTAACTCTCTTTTTAACCCCTCGATTAACTTTTGCATTCTAGCGAGACCTATTCTCTTTGTTCCCATAGTTAAAAACCCTCCTTTTATAATCGTGTCACCGCTCAATTGCGGCCGTGCTTTTAAGCACGCAATAACTTGGTACGAACTCTCGTTCACCTGTAAGTAGTTTCAGACAAACGAAAGCCCCCGTCAAAGACGGAGGCTTTACATTTATATTGCGATTACTGTTTAAGCAGTAGCGCCAGCCTGACCTAGGAGACCCTGAACGATAACTAGACCGTACATATCGGGACGCACCATCTTCTTGGCGTACCGAGTCATCACGCCCTTACGGGGCACGAAGTCCTCTGGTCCAAAGATGGTAGGTGTGGTCTGCAATGGCACATAAGGTGCGTATACATATCCACTCTCAAGGAACGAAGAGCCACGACGGCCAACAAGGATAACGTTACGAAGGAAATAAGGATCCACGATAACGTCAAACTTCTTGGAAAGACTTCCGACGCGAACTGCTCCAATGGAGCCCTTCTCATCATCAGCCGTGACACTTGCACGGAATCCAGCAGTAAACTCAAGGATGTTGGCAACTTCAGGTCCGCAGACGACAAAGTTAGCACCACCACGAAGAGTCTTTCTATGGATCTGTGCAGACACATCGTTGACTGTCTCAACAAGTGTCTCATACCACTCACTCACTGTACCCGTAAAGTCGGGAGCAGCAGAGCTAGCGCCAATCTCCTTACCAGTTGTGCGCTCCACGAACAAGCCGGGAGAGCGACTCCAGTAATAAGTACCAGCAGTAGCACCAAGAATAAGATCTTCCATGATCTCACGATCAATCTCAAGAGCAATCTGCTCAGAGAGAAGGCTCGTAAGCTCGACCTCAGCATCAAGGTTGTGGTAAGCGTTAAGATCCTGTCCTAACTCTGGGGTCCACTTAGCCTTGAGTTTCTTGGTCATCGCCGTGACAGCGATGGAATCGACCTTGATGTCGATCTCGGGAATTAGTTGGTTATTTTCCAGTCCCCACTCAGTAGCACCAATAACGGAACCAAGGGCAGCAGAAGTGCTGAACTTGTCGTTAATTGGAATAGCAAACTTGTGATCGACACCACCTGTAACCGCAGCAACGAGGCCTTCACCTTCGTTATCACCATGCATCTGAACAGAGCCAGAAGCTTGAGTGAACACCATGGTCATCTTATAACCACCAGTGTTCGAAGCCGTGGGGCCTTTGCTTGGATCCGTTGTGGTAGAACCACTAGAAACAGAAGTCAAGCGACGAACAAGCTGTGCGGCAGACCGAGTATCAACAACGTACTCATCGTCAGCAACTGAGTCGAACCACGAAATTCCTACGAGGTTCTGAGTGTTCAGCTGTGCGAGGGCACTAGATCCTGTGATCTCAACGATAGCAACAAGAGAACCAGAGAGATCTGGATCGTACTTGGTAAGACTATCAATTGTAGCCTGTGTACCGGCATCCCAAGAGATGTTACCAGTCTCAGTTCCGGGGGCCTGTCCTGCAACACCAGAAGCGATGAGAACGAAGGCACCACCATCAATGAATACCGATCCTGTGGGCGATGAATAACCATTATTCATTCCATAGGGACCAGCTTCGGCGTTATCTCCAGTAAGATCTACACCACCAGTCAGCTGAGAACCAACTACTCCACCACCCCAAAGGGACTGCTCAGAAGAGCCCGAACCTGGATAACCAAGACGGGGGAGACCTGGACCATTCGTAGATGTAGTGAAGTCCAGGAAGAAAATGAGCCCACTTGGGAGACTCATTGGCTGAACGCTAACGAGATCGTTTGCGATCAAACCTGCGAAAACACGTCGAACGATAGGGAATGCGACGGCTGCAAAACCCTCAACATCTCCACCACTCATTGTGCTAGCTTCGCGAAGTAACTCTTTTGCTTGATTTTCAAGCAGGCGAGCCATAGAACCCTGTTTGCGGCTGTCGGAGAGACCCTCAAGGAGCCCCGTCCGCTGCCATTTCTGTAATAATGCGTGACTTTCAGCACGCATGTCGCGATTAACAATACCTTCTGTTAATCTTTCAACAATACCAGCCATAATTTAATCACCTCCTTTTATATAATGATTTTATGTTTATTTTATTCCAGCTAATCTCTTCATCCTTTCAGAGAAAGGATCAGAGTTTGTGCTCTCCTTGCGGGAAGCACGTATTATAGATGAACTAGAACGATGATTAATTGCCTCGCTTAGCGATTGTGGTCCACGCCTTGGCGTAGACTGCGCTGTGCTTTGAAGCGTATCAAAAATTGTTCTTGCTTCCATAACTGAACCGGCGCGTGAAATAGCTTCGACAATTCTTTCTTTTTGTCGCTCATTCAAGGAGGCATTTCTCAATACTCGGTTCGTGTAAAGCAAGCGAGCATTGGAAAGGTTTACATCTTGTAAACCTTCTTTCAGCTCATTGGTTGCCTGCCTATATTGTTTGTTTTGCTCTTTGAGTTGTTTATTTTCAAAAACCAACTCTTCTTGAGCTTTCTTTAAATCTTTTAATTCTTCGGCCACTTCTGTGCTGCGGCGGTGGGCTAATTCTTTTTCCATTTCCCACTTCATATCCTCTGAGGATCGGCCAGTCCAGCCAGATAGTTCAGCCCCCATATCAACGGTAAGTTTTTCCATGATAGCATCGGACAGAGAGTCAATATCAAGTTCCTCATTCTCTTCCATAAAGCCCTTCTTGCCCTTACCTTCGGCCTCTTTCTCAGCCTTGGCAACTTTTTTACGTTTTTCGGCGGCCTCTCTGCGTTTTTCGGATTCGCGCTTTTCCCGCTCCATCACGGGCGGCTCTTCATCAAACTCTCCGTCTTCAGAAAGAAGGTCCATAAGTTCCTCTTCATTAAGCTCTATCTCTTCGGATCCTTCTAGTTCTGCTTCTAATACTGCAACAGCCTCCTGAAGGGCATCTAAATTAACAGTAACTTGGACGGGTTCGCCCTCGGCAGTAACATCGCCCAAGCCAGAACCATCTTTGTTGGTTAAATTGTCTGTAGCTGCAAGAGGTACGTCTTCTACAATTTCTTCTGCCTCTCCTTCTAAGGCTCCTTCAGCCCCAGGAACAGCTCCAGCAGCGGGAGCGGCTGTGGCGGTGGCTGGATCTGCGGCAGGATCTGCTCCAAGGCCTAAATCCGCTCCTAAATCGTCTTGTTCCAAAAGATGTTCTAAAGTTTCGCGAACTTCATCAGCGTACTTTTCCACAATCGTAGTTTCGGCACTTTTTAAAGCGGCTTCGCGCAACGCTTTTGCATCCACGATTGCTTCTTTTAATAAACTAGACATACAGGTGCTCCTAAAAAAATACTAATTCAAAATAAATAGTGTTTCTACAACGAAAAAGCCAATATATTAAACAACGTATTGGTTTATAGTTATCAGAGCGCAGAAGTATTGTATTCCCAAATCAGAGACACGTTAACATCACCAGGGTTTGAGTTCATATCAAGGCTAACCGACACTGCCTCGCCGGCGCTGAAGTGTGACGAACCACTTGTATTAAAAACGCTAGTGGTGTCGGCGTTGCCCATAGATACCCGAACAAACTCCACCTCATCGGAATCAGCAAATCCATCCGCGCCGGTGCCGTCAGCTACCTTGTAAATACGCATATCAACATTTCCATTTTGAGCGCCTGATGTTCTTACGAGCGCTCTTTTTAGAATGCCATCAAAGGGCGCAACAACTATGTGAACCGAGTCGGTTGAACCAGGGGATGCAGCCTCGCTAACGATGTACATTGGAAGAGCTTTTTCCGAATTGGCCGTTGTGTTGTATTGAACATAGTGAGGCACAATGTATCCTTTCGCTCTGAGGCTACCACCGACAATCATCTTGTGATTGGCGTCAATCGATAATGAGTTGTCTGCAACCGTGCCATCAAAAGCGGAGTCCGTATTAAGAATGAAGGTGTCGGCACTGTCATCGATTCCCATGATGGTCTTGAGAGTAGAGTGTCCAAAAGTAATTGTTCTATCAGTACCGTCACCATCAGAGCCGACAACAATATCGGCACCAGTTACGGCTAAATCACCAGCAACAGTTGTAATAGAATCGGCACCATTTCCGATTGTGACATCAATTTCGTCCTCCGCGGAACCATCAACAAGGACAAGTCCATTATTAATCTCTCCATCGTGCGAGGCTACCTGCAGGGCCAATAGGCCGCCTTCCTGTCCGTTAGTGTGCACAGAAACCTGACCTGCAATACGGCTAAATAAAACCTGATCTTGTGCAGCGTCATCTGCATAGAATTCGATCATTCCCGCGACATCGTTTGCGGCGCCTGCGGCGCCCTTATCTTTAACGAAGCGTAAAACGGGCCCGTATGCATCATTGGTAGTATTTTTAATTTCAACCAAGGGCTTTTGAGAAGTTGAACTAGCGACAGCAAGAGAAGGACCATCAATTGTAACCGCTGTTGATGCGTTAATATCAACTGTAGGTGCTGTTATATCAAGAGTCGTGCCAGAATTAATCTCAAGGTGTCCGTTTGAGGAGGCATAGATCTCTTCTCCGCCACCAACATCGTGGAATTTTAATTTCGTTGTCAACAGCAATGCTAGCTCATCCTCTGATGCATCATAAAGAATACCTTCATTGGTGGTGGCACTATAAATTCGAAAATCAACGCCGGTGTCATCAACACCAAGCTCAAGGGGCCACGCAAGCTTAGCCGTAGACGCATCACCATCAAGCTGTAAAACATTCGTGGTATTCATACGCAATATTATATCTTTGGCTGCGTCGTGTTGTCTAAGGAAGAAGTGTTCTGCCGAGTTCATATACATACTAACTTTATCTGTGCCCTCATTCTCAAAAACGATTTCTCTAGTATCACCATCTGCCTTCGCAATTCTTAAAACCTCGGTTCCGGCTGAATTTGATAAATGTGTTTCTCCTGCCACCAGAACATTGCCTGATACGTTTAAAGTACTTCCTAATGTTGTAGCACCAACAGCTTGCAAAGTACCTGACCCTGATAAATTTGAGAAAGTTGAGCCGGCTGCGGCAGCTGCCCACGACGGAACTCCACTAGCAAGGGTCAAAACTTGATCGTCGTCTCCCTTTGCCAACCTTTGTAGATTGCCAGAGTTGCGGAAGTATATATCGCCGTCCGCATCTGAGCCCAGTGCAAAGCCGCCATTGGGTATATCTAGATCGCCAGCGATTGTGGTGAGAGAATCAGCGCCGGCGCCTATTGTAACATCGATTTCATCTTCAGCCGAACCATCCTTAAGTCTTAAGCCGGTATTCATCTCACCGTCGTGAGAGGCAACTTGAAAATCTAACTGACCGCCTTCTTGTCCATTGGTTTCGACTGCAACGCGGGCTCTAATTCGCGCGAATTCGACCTGATCTTGATTGGCATCATCGCCATAAAACTGAATCAGGCCGATATCGTCGTCGGCAGCGCCGGCTGCACCTTTATCTTTAATAAACCTTAGACGAGCACCGTTAGCGTCATTCGTAGTATTTTTGATAATGACTAGAGGATCTTTTGAATTTGTCGACTGAAACGTGTGCGTGTCACCAGTTACGGTTAGGTCCCCACCCGCAGTAATGCTTGCAACATTTGTAAGGTTTTTATCCGCATCAATTATAGTTGCGTTTCCAACTGACACTCCTTCTTCAAAGGTTCCTGTTAAGCCACTTACGGCGCCCGATCCTGAAATGGTGCTAGCACATGATATCGCGCCAGAAACGTTGAGAGTGCCGCCATCTACAAAATATACACTTCCCGTAACTATAAGTTCACCCGAACTTATCACTAGCGCAGGACTAGAGCCCGTAATAACAACGGAACCACCAGAAGTAGTAGTCGATCCACCGCTGCCAGATGTGTAAGAGCCGCTAGCGGAATACGTAGAATAACTGCTAGATGCCGCATAAGTGGTTTCACTACCAGAGGCGAATGATGAGCCCGCGCTGCTAGATATATAAGAGCCAGAAGTTGAAAGCTCAGAAACTCCATCAGATCCAGATATATAAACCGATCCCGTAAGCCCAATAGTGCCATGTGAACCAGATATCGAACTAGTTGAAATGCCCATTACTCGTCATCCTCCAGTGGAATCAGGTTCATTTTAAATTTCTTACCTGTCTTATTATTAATTACACACAAAAAGTCTTCTTCCTCAACAATTGTCCAATCGCCGCGATCATTTCTAAGGTGTAAGTCGCCAGTGTATACGTTTGCCCAGCGTTTCGCGGCTGATCCAAGGTTCCTAGTATTATCACCATCCGGAAGAACATCACCACCAGCTGGTCCTAAAATAATATCGCCATCGACTGTAAATGTAAGATCAGCGGCTGCCCCACCATCATCAACGGTTGTTATTGTGGTGGCACCAACGGCTGTAGTCGCAATTGAGAAATAGTCTCCAGTATCAGCTGAACTCAGAATTTTCAGATCAGTGCCTCCATCTGCGCAATTGATTATCAAGCCATTATTCGTGTCTGCACCAGTTGAAGTAAGCTCCATACCAGTCGCAACAGCCGTTCCATTTGTCCCGCCAGTTGCTGTGATGACCGCACCTTTTACAGTGGGGGTGCCGGCATCTGCTGCGTGCGTAAGCGTCGGGGTGACGTGTAAGCCATACATAGTGTTGGTGCCATTGGTGGCTGTGGTATTATCCATGTCAAGTTGGATACCATACATGGTATTGTCTGACGTAGAGGTGCCGGTTTTATCCCAGTCTATATTTAAGCCGACTATTGAAGCTTCAGTGGTATCCGAGTAATTCTTGTCTAATTCAATTCCAGTAACACCGCCATCCGATTGAACATGTAGCGCTGTGGCAGCAATTGCCGCGGCATTATTCTGAACTATTAGTGCGGTTTGTCTTGTTCCTGTATTTGATGAGTCATCATTAACTTTGACTGCGTTACCGGTTGTTAAGGCGTCTGCTGAAATATTAATTACCTTCGCCGTTGTTACAGCATCAGCAGTAATATGAAGCACATTCGCATCGACATTCGCAGCGTTGATTTCAACAGCTCTCTTATCAGTATCGTTGC